ATACGCACTATACTGTTGACCGCCTGCGTTACCGTAGATGTTAGCTAGGTTGTTACCAGATGCGCCGTACGCACCGCCTATCGCACCGCCCATAGTGTTTGCTGCGTTACCCGCAGCTGCGCCATAGCCGCCATACGCGCCGATCGCGTTGGTGCCGTAGTTGCCTGCTGACTGTGCCAATCCACCGGCTGCGTTAAGCCCAGAGGCTGTCAAGCCCTGATAGGGTGCAAGCGTGTTCTGACGTGAAGTCTGATAACGGTTAAAAGCATTCTGATATTCTTGCGAAGCTTGGTCACCAGCAAAGCCAGATGCTGCCTTGAGCGCGTTGCCTGAAATCAAACCGCCACGGGCAGCTGCCTGACGATCAAGACCTTCTAAGCCTTGGCTTAAACGAAACGCATAGCCTGGGTCAACGCCCTGCTTAAACATCTCAGGCGTAAAGTCAGCAGTAGCGTACTTACCGTAACCGGCTGAATTTGGGTCTGCGCCGATGCCAAGGTAGTTTAATAATTGACCTTGACCTTTTAATCCTGCTTGCTGATAAGGATCGTAAGCCGCCTTTTGGTCTGCGTAAACTTGGTTAGCAACGCCTAACTGTGCATCACGCGTTTGTGCTGCCGCCTGAATCTGTTTATTGTAAGTATCCTGATAGTTGCTAATCTGGTTACTTAACGCATCCATCTGCGCGCGAATTTGCGGCGCAGTTGTTTCGTCAGCCGTGCGGAGCTGATCACCCAATACTTGACGTTGGTTCTCAATTGCTGCAATTGCGCTTGCGCCCTGCTGCGCTAAGGCTGCGTCTGCGCTTTCGGCTTGCTTGGATGCGGCGCCCTTAGATGCGCTTGCGCCAAGCAATGATCCACCAATGTTTGCGGCTGCGCTGATGCCTGCGGCTGCTGGATCGTAGTAACGGCGGGTGCGGGAGAATAGCGGATCGCCACCAATGAGTGCGTCACCAATTGGATAATCTTCCGCATTGCGTCGATTCAGATAACTCTTAGACATAATTGCTCCTATCGCACCGCAGTAAGATTCTATCGCTTTCTTGCGATAACTCAACAAACCCTAGCCGCTTGCAAAATTTTAACCCATTAAGGTTGTTTTTACTTACATATGTGATAACAAACCCGTGCTTTTCTAACAAAGGCAGCATAACTTCTTTAATGTTCCCGCGAATAGATGCTTTAGGTTTCTTAGCAAATCCAACGTGCAACTCATTACCCTTAATCATTACGCCACCTATTAACTCACCACGGTGCATAACAGGTAGTATTTCCCAATCTTTTACATTTTCTGCAAACTGCTCAAAACCAAAAGGTAGTCTGTCTTTAACAGACTCATAAATCTTTTGGAGTGCCTTCACACTTCCACCCAAGTCCATGTGGCTTCATCCAACACCCAATTGCCATTAGGTTTAGGTGCGTAGAACACATCATGTTCTGCATCGTAAGTATCGCCAATCCCTGCGTAGTTGCCTCGCAGTGCTACGCCACCATTTGCATGAACATTGCTACGGGTGTTGTAGGACGTCTGCAACCAAGTGCCTGGGGACGTGTCACGAAAGGTCGTAAAGAATTCAGCATCAGCCACAATGACTTCTACAACTTTACCGTCTAATACTTTTGCATAGTGCGCCATGATTGTCCTTTAAGCGTTGTAAGTGCCGGAGGCTGTAAACGTGTGGATGGTGTACCCGCCGACAGAAGTGACTAAACCGCCTGTGCCACGTTGCCCCCCAAGGTAAGAAATAATAACGATGCCTGAGCCACCGTTGCCTAAGCCAGTGCTGTTTCCACCACCACCACCGCCTGTGTTAACCGAGCCGTTAGTATTAAATGCGCCGCCACCGCCCGAGCCGCCGGTTCCTGTGTTGTAACCGCCACCGCCACCAGCATAAAATATAGTTGCGCCAGAAATAATATTAGACGCGCCTGTTCCACCATTTTTATTTGATCCTGCTGCGCCAGCACCGCCGCCGCCACCGCCACCGCCCCCACCTAAACCAGACGCCGATCCTGCGTTACCTTGACCTGATGTGCCTGAACCAGCAGCAGCTGTTGTTGTGCCGTTATCAGAACCACCTCCACCAGAACCGCCGCTAGTTCCTGCTGTAGCGCCATTGGTTCCACCGCCACCGCCACCAATTGTAGATATAACCGTTGCAATTGATGATGTACCGCCCGATGCGCCTGCTGCACCAGTTGTAGAAAAAGCGCCACCCGCACCAATCGTAATTGTGTACGCGGTTCCTGTTGAAAATGATGTAGTTCCAGTTAAAAGTCCACCACCGCCGCCACCGCCGCCAAAAGTAGTACCGCCTCCACCGCCGCCTGCCACTACTAAATAGCTAACGCTATATCCAGCAGGCTGACTAAATTGCAACCAAGAAGATGTACTTGTGTCATACCACTCTGGGTTTAGTGTGGTCGTGTTCATGCGAACCATGCCGGTAGTCGGCGATGATGGTCGCTGTGCAGTTGTGCCGACCACTAACTGTGATGTGCTAGTGCGGGTCAACAATTGAAAGCGTGTGCCGTCATACGCTATCTGGTACAAAGCGCCCGCAACAATATCATTAGCTACCAACGCAATTGATCCCGCCTTGGTAATAGACTTAGCACCAAGCGTATCAATATCAAGCGTTACTGCGCCAGTATTGTTATTTTGAGCAATAAAACTATATTGAGCACCTGCAACGTAACCTATCAAAGTTGGTGTGGCCAACCCTGTCAGCGTATTAGTTCCTGCAACCGTAATCAAGTTATTAACAGTTGTTATGTCATTAATAGCGGGGATGTCGTCATACGATCCGATCTGCACAAAGGTCGAGGACTTGAGCACAAACTTGTACAAGACACCGCCTGTCATCCATATTTCAGCAGGCGTGCGCCCAGCTGCGTCCAACACGATAGGGTTGGTATTGTTAGACGTGCCAAGCTTAGACGTGTAGGTGACCGCTGGTGTGGTCGTGCCGGCAAGGTAGGTGTAGATCAATCCACCTGTCAACGGCACGCCATTGGCGTCAAAGAATTGAGCGCCTGCGCCTGCAAATGCTGAGATGTTAATAGACATTACACTATCCTTGAAATGATGCCGTTAACTACCGTCACGGTCTTAGAATCTACTGTGGTAAAACTACCAGACGCTTGCGCTACACCACCACCAAGCTGTTCAAACAAAGCGTTAAAGAAACGAAACCATTCCCGTGACATAAGTCCCGTAGTGGGATCAATCACAGGCACTTGCGACGATGGGATGCGAGTCAGTGCATAGTTAGGCATCAGTTGCTTCCACATCTAATTCAGCCGCTAGAATGGCAATTTTAACCGGATCGGTGCCTGAAACCTCATACACCCGATCACGCAATTTCATGCTCATGCCAAGCCGGCGCCAGATCACACGTTTAAAATACTCGCCAACTTTGCCCATCGCGCGCCAATGTTCGTTTGACCAGGTGTGGCCACCGTCATCTGACCATCTAAGCATTACTTGCGGGTCTTCATCGCCGCCTACGCCTGTTTCACAATCCAATTGCAAGCTGTGTTGCACAGTGCGTTTAAGGGTGTTAACACCAGTTGGCAAAGCACGCCACGAACGTAACCACTTCTGGATACGATCATGATCAGAATACTTTTCTAAATCAAAAGAGTAGATGTTACCGTTTTGAAAGTCGCCAACCAAAATTTCATTATTAAACACTACCTGACAGTTACTGCGATGGCGACTAAAGCTACCGTTCAAAAAACTAGCACGTTCGTGCCAAGCTTGAGTTGCTATGTCATACACCCAAGTTGCCCTAGCAGTAGGAAAGGTCAACACATAGAATGCGTGACCGTCTTGCTGATATGAGTACGCTATTGCATCCGAGATATCACCGTACTGCTGAATCTGCCATTCAATTGCGTGGGTGCTGACGCGTTGACCTGTGTAGCCGTTTGAGCGGTACACAATGCCTCTACCACGGTTATCCGCGCCAAGCCAAAACAAACTGTTATCAAGCTTTGCAACTGAATAAGTAGCCGCGCAACCGATTTCGTTAAACGCGCCTTGGATGCGCTGTAAGGGAAAACCCGCTCCCGCATTGGCTGCGTTGTACCAAACCTCAATTGAGTTTGTACCAAACAACCATATTTCTGATTGGTTAGTAATCGATGAAACCAAATTGTCAGGGCTGCCTTCAGCGCTTGCAAAGTCAAGCGGATTAATAGAAGTAGGATCAAGAAGCGCAGTTACCCATACGCGTTGGCTATTTGGTTCAATAAACACAAAGTAACCATCAAGGTACGATACCGTTAAAGCACCAGGGAAGTCTGGGTCTGTAATCTGACCAAACGCATTGGTGTTGGCGTTATAAACAAAAGACGGTCCGTTACACGCGACCATCAAATGAATGCCGTCATCGGTCATTGATACGGGTCCATCATTGGCTAGTACGCCAAGAGCCGTAACATTGTACAAACTATCAACTTTATATAGTGTATTGCCTGATGCGACATATAAATAACCGCCGTATGCCCGCTCTCCGCGTACAGGTCCTGTACCGACTGTTAGCTCAAGCTTTAAGCCTGGGCAACGATTCAGAAACGCAGGCTCTTTGCCGCCCTCTGCAACCATTTCTGGGAACAAATTGACCATTCTGTTATTCGCAGCGTTGATGCTGCGAGTAACGTATGCGCTGCCGAGAATGGGCGACTTCATTAATAATTACCGGCAAAGATGTTGAAGCGCTGACGTGTAGCCACAATTGAGTATGGCAAGGACATAATGTCGCCAGGGTTGTTGATACGCTTTAAGTTACGCTTAGAATACATCGCAATGCGTGACACCTGACGTGATGGCTCAACACCAAACTCAGCTGCAATCTCGCACGCTAAATTGTACTTAAACGCACGCAGATAGCCTTGAGGAAACGCCAACTCAGTTGCCAAGTTAGCAGGTTGTGTTAATGGATCGACGCTAATAAAGTGCCATTCCAGTATCTTTGTAGGCACGGGGTAGATGTGCAAATCTACGTTAGGGTAATTTGTGTTAATCCACATGACCTGTGGATAAGTTGAGGTAACTGTCTTAACAGCAATACCATCGTACTGCTGTTGGTTAATCAGTTTGATACCAAATGAGATACCGTTAGCAGGATCGATAAAGTAAGTCGCGTCATCCATCACAATAGGACGCTTACCTACAAAGTCACCTGATGGTCCAAGGGTCTGGCTAATACGACCAGGCTGCCACAAGAAGACTTGTTCTTGCGTGGTAAAAATGGATAGCTTCTCTGTGCTCCACGAATCAATCATCTGGTTCATAGCGTCTAACGCGCTCTGTGCAGTTGCCGCAGACGGTTCTTCAGCTTCAGCCAATTGACCGATCAGACGCAGCGCGCCATTAATCTGGTCGCCTGCGGTATACGCTCTGATTGTGCTGTTTAGAACAGTCATACGACCCTCTGCTGAATAACACTACCGTTGCGATAAGTTCCATATAAAGGAATTCCACCTGCGGCGGCAGCTGCATCGTTTGCGTAGTTAGGAAGTGCAACTGCATATCCACGACAATTTGTAATTACAATATTAGGGTTAGACGAATTATTTAGTATAGGCGTATTAGAAGTTGTAACGTCTACACCTTCAAGAAGAACACCGCTCGATGTAGAATCAATTAAAACACCATAAGATTGTATATCTGTCAGCCCTGATGTTGCTTTACTACTGCCACCCATAAAAGTAATATTGCTCGCAGCTATACGTATACCTGCCCGTCCAGTTAATAATTTGTTATTTCCAGATGCAATGGTGTTTGAAGAAGAAAAATTTGAAGTGTTTGACCCTAAAAATATTCCTTCATTTCCATTTGATAATGCTCGAAAATTTGTAAGATTCATTCCATTTACAACACCGGCATCAAAACCAGATACAAATCCAGCCCCAGAAGCAGAAGCAGCCCAACAATTTTCTAAACTAGTGCCATACACACGCCCTGTCCCTGATGGGGCAAAATTCCAACCATTAATACTACAAGTATCGGTTGCTACGTCAGTCATGAAGGTCCACGTTACCTCTTGTCCTGATGTTGGATTTACCAGTATCCCAATTCCAAATCTAATAAAATCACAGCGAGAAGCAAACACCCCACCTGACGCTGTTATTTGCAATCCGGCGGATGGGAAAATTCCATTTGGATTATCGGCAACAATTTCTGTTAAATATTGATCGTTTCCATTTCTAATACTAATACCAATACCACTTGCATTAACGCAATTACGTATGTTTACACGAGCTATATAAATAACTGTACCTGTAGTAATAAAACCAATAAAATAATTATCAATTAAAATATCTATAGCTTGCGACCCAAACCCATTCATTACAATTGAAGCACCAGATGTTTTTGTAATAGTAGGCGCAATTGTAATATTTTTAATGGCAGAATAATCTCCATTCAAAGTAACTAAATCACCTGTTAAATTGTTGGCAATTAATGTAGTTGACCCAATACCGTCACCATATAATGTAGTGCTTGCTGGAAGTATTATTGTTCCTGTACACAAATAATTACCGCTTGGCATTAAAATATTTTTTCCAGCACTAGCATTAATAGCAGCTTGAATAGCCGCAGTGTCATTCGTAACCCCATCACCCTTAGCACCAAAATCTTTAACCGAAACAGACTCTTGCAGTTTGTTTTGTACAGTGCGCGTGACTGCGCCTGTGCCGCCTTGGTTGTAGCTAATATTGCTTGAGGCTGTAGATTGTGCAGGGTCAAACAGAACAATACCTGTGCGGGTTTCAGCAACATAACCCGTTGCGTTGTAGCTAACGCTGTAAGTCCCATTAGCTGCGTAGAATGAATATTCCCCATCAGCGTTTGTTGTGGTAGGGTTAGCCTTTACTGTGATGCCATTGTCGCTATATAGCGTAGCTGCGCCACCTGATGAGTTATAAACCGTGACTGTTACACCGGCAAGAGCAGCGCCCGAGCGTGATTGAATGACATCAAAGAATTGTTGCATTATCGACTCGCTTGCGTTGCTTTAGCTTATTAACTAC